GGCTTCACGCCACCGACTCCATTAATTTTATTTACTTTTTCAATGTAATCAGCTCGATTGCCGCCAAACGCAATATTTTCAAAACTTGCCAGATATCTTTTTCGAAAAGCCTCTGTAGTTTCTTCATCTTCGCCCGGAATTGTCACATCGCTGAGTGCTGCTGTTTGCAGTCCTGCAATATAATCAATCGATATCATATTTCCGGTGGGTTTATTTCCAATCGTACCGGCCGTTTCACATTGCAATAAAAAAACACCGCTACTGATTTTTTCAGTAACCGCGTAATTTACATCGTCATAGGAAAAGCGAGATCCAATCGGTATTTCGAGTGCTGCAGGTGTAAAAATCCCCTTCACCTGCGCATACGTGGCAAGCTCCGGACTAAGGCCTCTTTCTTTTGCGCGTTTTATTAAATATGGCCGTTCCGCTGTATCGCCATAGCTATTTTTTATGTAATAATCGCACATTGCATAAAGAAGCATAAATTCAATCGCCGCTGGCATAGCGCTGTCATAAACAACGCTGCCTTCACGCTTATCAATATCATTTGCTACATTTGACATCATTCGTTTAAGAATAACATCCTCTGTTTGATTTTCATACATTATCCAATCTTCACCACCTTGTCTACCTCAATCACTCCGGCAACAGTCACAGCCTTAAACTTTGCCAAGACATTTCCTTTATTATCATGTGATAAATCAAACTCCGTTACATCATTAATACGATCATCCTGCACCAGCGCTTCACGGATCCGACGCGGCAATTCCGAAAACACCCAGGGAATTGGCTTTCCAAAGAGTTCTTCTAATTCAACCCCATAATTCCAACTATAAATAACATATTTATAGCGTTCGGTATTGAGGATTTTATAGATGGCCTGCTCAATCGCTGCTAGATCATCCGTCATCCCGACTATTTTTTCATCTTCGATTAGCATTTTATACGTTTTATTTGGCTGACTAACAATTGTCGCCGTTGTTGTTATCTCTATACCAGTATCCGGCAATAATCCCATGTAATCACCCCCACTGTCCGGACAAATTCGAATGGTTAAATGTACGGCTTAAAATACAATATTCCTGCCCTCCGGCCTGCCTCAACAAAATAACCGATTCCCCAACATGCAAACTATTAAAAACTCGTATCCGCTTACGACCAGTGTAATCATGATTATGTGATTCGTATGCTGGATAACCAGATCCGCCACCGCGATTTTCAGTAACATGATTTACTTCAATATCCACGTCATAGTCTCGAACGGCATCAGTCAATATAAGAAATTCTTCTGTAATGATGTCCCGCTGTTCAATACGTACAGACAAAGGATTTTCTGATTCAACCACACCGACAATATAATCTGTGAGTTTCCCGGCATCCATGGTCTGTTTCATTAAAGTTTGCATCGTTTGCACCAATTGAGCACTCATCCTGTAATCACATCCCCTCGCAAGGTTAAATCCATGACATGCTGATTGTTAGTGAATTTATGCTTAACGGATTCCACGATAACCTGTTTTGTCAGCTGCATATCACCTAAATTCAAATTCACATAAAGCATGGTACCAGCCCGAACCCGAACATCACCTGCAGCATTTTGAATAGATAACGTTCTTCTAACACGATCGTGCATTTTTAACTTTGCATCTGCCATTTCTTTAAAATTCAACGCCTTCTTTGCATTTACAGCTTCCGTAAGCTGCAGCACTCCCCATTTTTTAATGGCTTCACTGTCATAAGGCTTCCATACATCGCGCTTTCCTGTTTCCTTATTATCATAATAAAGTTTGACGCGACTATACGTATCTTTATCGATCGAAGACTCATAAGAAAAGTTCTCGGCGGTTTCAGCATCAATCAGAATATCCAGCTTTAGTTTTTCAATATCTGCAAGTGTAAGCTTGCCAAAGTCATCATATAAAACGTATATTTTTTGTATATTTTCCATCGTCATATCAAGCATTGTCTGCATAATATCAAACAGTGCTTCATTACTGCCGCGATATTTTGGAATGATATACTCGGTATCGGCTATATTACCAACCTTCAGCTGAAAATCTTCGGAAATCTGACGAATTGCATCACTGGCTTTCGTTTCGACAAAAGAATAGATATCCTTATTTTTCAGGTACCTCAATTGATCATAAGCTGTAACTGAAATGGAATTATCTTTATTTCGCTTTTTAATAAACACATACCCGTAAAATAAATTTGTGCCGCCGTAATTCATCTGTACCGTGTTGCCCTCATTAAAAGTGAGAATAGTATCCTTTAGCACCTTAAAAGTAAGCTTTCCTGGTGTTCCTTTACGATTTAATTCCCATATAACATCATCTTGAACGGCTGGCCAATAGTATTTATCTGTTTCGCGATTATGAATAATAATTTGCATATCAGCCAAGGTGCAACACCGTACCTTCCATACTACCAATTGGATTACTCATTCCATTGCTGGACAATACCGTTCTCCAGTCTAAAGATCCACCAGAAACACCTTTGCACACTTCCCACATCGACTGCTCATTACGAATTTTATAGATGGCTGGTGTTTCTCGATCGGTTGCTGGTCTTGTCTCTTTGACTTTAAAATGCTGCTTACCATCGGCATCGGTCGTAACTTCACACTCCTTGGTCGCGTATGGCTTATATTGTTTAAGCTTCAATGGTACCACAAGATCAAAGCCATCGGCAAAATCTTCATTGACCGCATAATCTTCAATTGTCACAAGCATATTGGTGTCCCATAGCATGCGGTATTGAGAATTCATTCTTGAAATAACAAGCCGCATTGGAGTTTGTGTTGTTTTTGCTGATTTAAAATTGTCGAGAAAATAATCTGCTTTTTTAAATGAAAAACTACTTCCCATCAGTTTATTACTCAACGAATCCGCAAAAGATGTATCATAATTGGCAAATGGATACTTTGCATTCGGCAGCCGTGCGTCAAAAGATATTTCCGTAAGCCCTGCCGATTTGATGATATTCACTTCACCTTCGTTAATAAGATCGATTGTCTTATTCTTGTTTTTAACCTTTATAGACATCTTCGCTGGTGGTACCGGCAGCATCGTCATACCTAGAAAAAAATAATAGGCCATATAAAAACCTCAGATTCTTTAAAATTTATATATAAAAAGCACCTACAGCAAACAATTTGTAGGTGCTTTTTCTTTATTGTATTTTATTGTAATAACCAGCATCGGTATATTCCTTGAATGTCTGAAATAAAGCTAGTCCATACATTTCCTCCGATGTATTATGCATAACTGGATGCCATGCATTCGCCTTTGGATTGTCTTTAATTTCTACTTTATTATTATTTTCATCATAAGCTACTTGATTTAAATATTCTATCCACATTTGTTGCTCATTTGGCTTAATGCCTACTCTTATTTTTGATTGATAATGTGACACTTGTGGATCGTTGGGCCAAACAGATAGAACATACCCTGTAAATTCTACATATCCTTTACTTTTGTTTATACTAATCAATTCTGGTGGAGCATTATATGAGTATACACTTTGTTTATCTGTAGAATACCGCCAAGTCCACACATTATTATCTGCTTCAAAAGCGAATGCTCTAGCTGAAAATACCAGCATAAAAATAAAATACATTGCAATCTTATTCAATCTAATAATAATCATCTCCTTGTTTTTTTAGATTATAACACGAATAAGATATTTTATCATGGATGCACCTTATCTGCCCCAGCATTCATCGCATCAAACAGGCAGTCATTCATATATCGCACCATACCGTCGATATCAGTATCACTGCTTACATTATTGTGAATTCCACCCATTTCAATTTTGACTTCCGCTGTTGTATATTTATTAATAACTTCCTGCTCTGCAATATCTCGTAAATATTTGATATCCTCATCGGTAATTTCCATGGCTTCTTTTACTTTTCCGGTATTGTCAGCAGTATCTTTGGTATTTTTACCAATATCCCCGGCACCTTCACCACCAAAACCACTTTGAGCTTGCGGAACGCTTGGAGCACTCGGCAATAATCCACCAAGCCCCCTTGCTCCAATATCATCCCCTTTCATAAAATTTCCACTTGAATAATCCATACTATAGGCTGACAAATCAACACCACCGCTTATTGGTATTTTCGAAGCTAACCCTTTGCCCCAATTTACAAAACCAACCTCCATGCCTGGTATCTTATTGATTAGACCTATAATTTCATTTACAGAGCGCCCAACTAACTCTACAATACCATTCCAAATCACTGCAAACAGATTATAAATAGCAGCAGTCGGATTTTTAAAGGCATTTCCCAGAAACTCCACAAAGGCTAAAAATATATTCCAAACAATTGCAACTGTATTGTAGATCTGTCCTCCCATCCAAAAGAATAGCCCCACTATAATTCCAGTTGCTGAAATACTAGTGCCCGCAAAATGATTAACGGCATAAACCGCCAAATAAAATATACCAATGACTGCTATCACACCAAAAATAATCCATGTAAGTGGACAAGCATATAATGCAGCATTTAATCCGTCTTGTGCAATTGTCAAACCAATTATAGTTGCCGTTTCTGCGGCAGATGCAGCGGCATGAGCAGCAGCCATCGTTGCTGCAAATCCGGCATTTCCAGCTATTGCAAGCAGCACGAATGCTAAACTAACAAAAACAGGCTCCATAATTGATCCATTAGATATAACAATACCAGATAACCAACGAACATTATTAATCAAACCCGCAACTGCCTGCCCAACAACTATAAATGTTTGTCCTGCCATTTCTCCAAACGATCTCATACTTTCACTATTCGCAATTGCAGAAAGTTGATTAAAAACTGGTACAAAGGCTCGAAAAGCAGTCGTCTGCATGTTTTGCCATACTTGCCCCCAAGTCATTGGCATAGCCGCAAATTTAGTATTGATTTCATCCGTTGCTCCTAAAATAGCATTTTTCATAATATCCGCTGTAATTTTTCCGTCGCTAGATAATTGTTTCAATTGCCCTTGTGTTACGCCCATAAAATGTGCCACAATCTGTTCAATCATTGGTGCAGCTTCTGCAATGGACCTAAATTCATCCCCTTGCAGTTTCCCACTGCCAAGTGCCTGCGTAAGCTGCAGCATGGCATCTTTTTGCTGCTCTAATCCGGTCCCGCCAACAGTAAAGAGTTTTTGAATATTTTCAACAAACGGGACAATTACTTGTGGATCAGGAAAAGCCTCTTTTGCAGTTAATCCGATTTTTGCCACAGCATCAGCCATTCCTGAATAACTACCTCGCGCCCTTAGAGCCGAATAATAGATCTGATCATTGAGCGCTACAGCTTGTTCTTGGCTGCTTGTTATTAGCTTAATTCTGGCTACAATTCCACTATATTCATCACTCAATGAAGTAAGCTTATTTGCAGCTTGTGTTAACAATTCGACAATTTTCGTGATAGCCATAACTACCATACTTGCCAGCGTGAATTTCGCAAATGCATTCCCCATAGAATCTCCTATTCTATTGACTGCACCAGATATTCCATTCACGTTATTCTTTAGATTATTTGCTGATGTCGAAGCAGTATTAAACCCACCTGCACTTGCATAAGCTGCCGCTCCAATATTTTCAATTTGAATGGCTGCTGCATGCGGCACAGCATTTTCTATTTTATTTGCCGCCACAGCTGCTTTTTCAAATTTTCCAGTTGTAGCTTCAGCAGCCTTGGCCATCTTTTGAAACTGTGGCGTAACACCATCCGACAAAGCAATTGACTGCTCAATTGTTGCCAAAATATCACCATCCTTTCTATAAGCAGGCATAAAAAATCCGCCCTATATAAACGGGCCTCTTCCTACTAACAGTTTTATGCTTTCAACTGTCTACTGTAAAAAAGAGAACCTGTCCATATTGGGCGGTTTTATCTGAATAAGCTTACTTTAGCACGCCTCCTGAATCTAATTTAACTGTATCATTTCCACGTTTTCCCACATTTGCCTTATGCTTATAATCAATATAACACTGAACAATTCGTTCAGCATCTGTTGAAAACGCCTGCGTCTCAAACCAATCATTATATGCTCCCGGAAAATTTTTTCTAAGAAAAAGTTCAAATGCTGTTCCTGGATATGACAAAAATACATTATTAGTTTTTGCCCGAGTTATCTTATATTCAGTCTCATTATAAGTAAAATAAAAATACTCATTCAAATCAATTCCCCTAAGATCCTGATAGGTAACATGCATAGAAGTAAAATTGTCATCAGACGTATCCTGAAAATATATTTGAAATTTATCGTCTCTTGGGTATCCACTCATTTTCAAATATCCATCATAAGCACCTTCTCCATCCGTGACAACTAAATTTTTTGCATAAATTTTTGTTTGATTAACGATTACAAAGTATTGGTCATCTGTTTTTTCTTTGGACGTCTCTGCAAAACATGTCGATATCAAAAAAAAGCAGAAGACCATTAATAAAATAATTTTTCGTGTCATCTTCATACATCCTCATCCATGATATTTTCCCACTATTATATCATAAATTAATGATGTTTTCTTTTTGCATCTTCTGCCTCTTTTTTATCCCGTTTCATTTTTATTGCAATCGCTGCAAAAACAAAGGCTCTTTCATTCTCCGGAAGACTAAATAATTCATGTGGAAATTTATGGAATTTGAGGAGAGCGTAATATGCTATATTCGCATATGGATCGCCCTCCTCAATTAGTTTTTTGCCTGTTTGATCTTTTCATCCATGCCGACTTGGAAACCGTTGGCTTGCGTAACGGCCATATAAAGGTCCGTATATTCTCCAGGTGTCAGCATCTTTTTGACGAGTTCTTCCGCTCCGACAACACCATAAGATTCTTGTAGCTGTGCACTGTTTAAATTTGGATACACGACACATTCACAAATTAATGCCGTTGCGTATTTATCTTGATCAAGCGACGTCGCAGTCTGTCGAGACCCTGGAATAAACTCTTTTTTCTTACATGAATTTTGAAGAGACTCATTTTCATCGCTTGTAAGAACACGAATCTCCCAATCCAGCGGCGTTTTATCAGCCCCCAAAAATCTTTTTGATGCCACATATTTTACATTTTCTGCTTTAATTGCATTTTCGGCCAAAAAGGCCTGTAAATTATCTTCTGCCATTTATATCAATCCTCTCTTATTGCATACCATTAAGCTGCGTGAATTCTTCGGGAAGTTCAAAGTCTTCAAATGTAAAGTCTACATCCTGCTCAAGCCAATCTCCATCCGCATCAAAAGATGACAGAATCGATTCATCAAGGTTGCAATCCTTATAAATAACAGTCTGCCGACCTGCAGAAGATGTTTTATCTTCATTTGTTGTCTGAATATCAAAATAAATATCCTCGCCTGTATCTTTGTACTTTTTAACAAGTTTCGTAAACATGGATGTCGTATGATAGATTGTCATTTTTCCGGTACCTTCACCGCCGGTTGTTTTATGGCCTACCATGGTACGTCCAAGAATCGGCACTTCTTTTTTTGTCTTCTTGAATTTCCCTTCAAAATTCTTTGCCTGCAGCAATAAATAACGATTTCCATCAACCGTTATATAACAGCTGGCCAATTTTGCCGCTACAGCATCTTTGGCCAGCATCGTTCTAATTGCATCACCCATTTATATATTCGCCTCCTTCACTTACGCTACAATTACATTCATGTAAAGTTTTTCCATACACATGGTTGGCTGCACCTGGTATTCACTCAAAACTGATTCCTTGGATTCGCCTTGTGTAGGAATTGGAACATCATCCGGACTAAAGTTTTGGATGGCCCTCACGCGTTGATATTCCTTGTGAAGCGCTACGATATCGCCCCACAGAGCAACACGGCCATCTGGATCATTCTGCTCTTTGCCAAGATACGTTTTATTAAAGAGCCGTGCCACATCAATCGCAATCTGATCCAAAACTCGAATAACCTGATTTGCTGAAAAATCTTCATTTTTCTTTTTGCTAAACGAAGTAAATGTATTGATATCCCTCAAAATATTAACATTTCCAACCACATTCCCCGATACAGAATCGGTCACGCCATGGAAAATCAGCATACCATCTGTAATCGCTTTTTCAAGTTCGGATTGTTTATGTGTTGTATCAATCGTAAATTCACCGTCATAGGTTTTATTGGTACAAGATGCATTGATGGCACAAGACGCCTCTGCACCGGTTACCCAATACACGACTGCTGCTGGAGAAACGCCATCATCCTTTACCTTATTTTTTATAGAAATAACCCCTTCAAAGTCAACGCCTAACTTATTATAGAGAACCGTTTGGAATTTCGCACCGACTGCATCACGCATACGTCTTGTAAACTGAATGAATAAATCTTGAATGGTAGTGTCTGTACCTACATACCCCAGTGTATTGAAATAGTACGGTTCAATTTTATCAAGATATTCCTGATACTGAATACCACTTACTGCATCGCCATTCGTGCCGCCAGCAAGCGGCGTACCTGCCGTTGCGGTCATTGCATCCGTACGAATAAACGTTACATAATCATTATCGGCTGTATCATCCCAGCCACCGACAGCTGCCTGCTTATCGACTATAGTTTTGGAGCTATCCACCGCCATATAAGTCGTTACATCAAATTTGGTTGCATCATCGACATTGGCTGCGATAACAACCGTCAAATCATTGCCTCGAATCCCGCCATATTTTGCTGCAGCAATGACGCATTTTGCTTTAGCTGCATTGTTATTGATTCGGTAAAAATAACCCGTTTTTAGATTTTTGAATAGGTCCCGCAGGCCTTTAAGTTTATCTGAAGTGTAATCATAACCGAAATATTTCATACTATATTTTTGAAAATCATCCGCACCAACGGTAAAAACTTCGCCTTCTGGACCCCAATCAAGCGTCAGTGGCATGGTTCCATAACCGCGATCGGCAATATCGGTTTTTGCCCGAACTTTGCTGACAAAATTTATATATGCACCTGGTAGTTTTTTATTTTGAAACAGCCAGGTACCTCCTCCTAACGCCATATATCATTACTCCTTTCCATTGATTTTTTCTTTAATCGGTTTCGAAAGAATCGTTTTAATTTTCGCATCTGCTTCTTTTAATGTATATTCTCGATCCGGATCCAGCGCAATCATGATGATATCGCATTGTTCACGGTATTTTTTTGAGCCTGATAAGGCTTCCCGTGTATACGTCGGTTCTGATGCTATTGCTGCTGTTTTTTCTTCATCAGCCATACTTAATCACTACCTTTCAAGTGTTGTGTTTGTGCAAGTGTCTGCATTTTAGGCACTGGATCAAGCACCCGAAACACAAAAATATTATAATTTACGAAAAAATGCAGTACGTTATTCTGCACATTGGCAGACATATCAGTACCACGAATCAAATCATCCCCAAGATTGATATATTCCATCCCCATTAAAAGCGTTTGCTTAATCGTATTGCATTCACGTGTAATGCTCTTATCGCCCTTTGGAAAATACTGAATATCAAAACTGTGCGTTTGTCGATAGCGATTGCGCATCACAAGCTCGTGCCCATCTATCAAATCGACAACGAAAAAGCAGGGTTCTTTAAAATCCTGCTTAACCTCATCAATATGAATTTCATACATTTCACCAAATAATTCGTACAACCGCTTAGCGATTCCATCAATCATCTCATTTTCCATCCAGCACCTCCCTCAAAAACACTTCAAATTTCCTTTTGATGATTCCCGGAGCCTGCGTCTGCAACTCTTTTTCTGAAATTGTCATCATGAACTGTCCTTTTACCCAGCCAGCTTTGAGCCGCTTTCCAATCGCCTGGACAAATCGACCAGGTTCTTGCCGATGGCCAAATTCTACATAACTGGCATATGATACAGGATTTGTAATTGTAATTTGATAATTGCGCCCAACCTTATCCACTTTGAGCGACTGCGCATATTGTAAGGAATTTACCGTACCACCGGACTCTGCTTCGGCTTCTGTTTTTGCCGTCCAGCCCCGTCGTAATACCCCGCCTTGCGAAATACGCTTTTGCTTACTCTTGCCATTGCCCAAAACAACCGTTTCAAAAGTACCTTTCCCGACTGGCGTCCGCTTAATAACTTTCGCTAAAAAGCGCGCCGCAAGTTCTCTGGCACAGTCTTCATAAAACTGTTGTTTTTGTTGTCCATTTGCAGCTTTTTCTAATCGTTTTTGAAACGCTTTTAATTGACTAAAATCTGACTTACCCATTATGGATGCTCCTCATACAGCTCAAGGTTAATTTCTTGATGCGTTGAATAAACAGCCGCCTTACCGCTTTGCTTATAGGCTTCTGTACGGCCGTTCTGCACCACGTTTATTTTACTGCCGGGTTTAATTACAAGATCCGGTGCTATAAATAATGTAATGGATTGTTCTAGTGAATCAGCCGTTTGTGAAGGCCCTGTTGCCGGTGCCGAAGAATACGACAACCGACATGCTTGATCTTTGTAGGCTGTAATGTCCTTCTCTTCGGTAATATGTGTTACTGGATCTTTCACTTTCCCATATTCAGTAACAGTGCAACGGCCTTCATATGTTTTTTCCTGGGCTTTTCTAGCTAAACGCCGAGCCCGATCGATTGCACTTGTCATTTCCAGCTCACCCGCCTATATCGATTTAACTGCATTGTGTAATTTTTAAGCAAAGCATCTTTAAAATTTGAATCAACACCGGCTCTAAACTGCGTTGTGGTATCGCCTTCGGCAATGGATGAAACGATCATCGGCAAATCCGCTTCTCCAATACTCTCATTTCTGTATAAATCAATTGCCATCCGGTAAGCTGTATTTGCTAGGCCGGATGGCAATTCAGAAATATTACAGTAATTCAAGATTGTTTCACTCACATCGTCCAGGATAAACGCAAGATTTACATCCTGCGTTGTATCCGTGACCGCAATCCCAAGCAAAGATTTTAACGTTTCAACAGTCAACATGACAATCACCCAATCTTATGTTTGAAAGCAACGATGCGAATCTGTTTCGGTTCATATACCGGTAGCCAGTTTTGAGCATCTTTCAATTCGGCACGGCTTGGACCTTCGACTTTTGCAACCTTTGCATTCGTAAATTTAACGCCGCGTGGATGCAGAATCATTGTTTTACGATTGATGAGATAATCCACACCCGATCCTTTCTTTTTATCACGATCAATTTCTGTCGCTACAAAACCAACCGGCGACCCATTGCCCAGAGCAATCGCTCCCTGACCAAACAGATACGAGGTGTAAACTCCATCGGCTACCGGACACCCATCGTCAATTACAACGCGTTTCCCCTGATATGCATCAAATGACACATCGACACTTGGATGTTCTGTCGTAATTAAATTCTGTTTTTTGAGATAGGACCACGTTGCGCTATGCATAGCCACCGCTGTGAGTTGCGCCTGGGCATCTCCTAAAAGCTGTTGTGCATCAATAAAGGAACTTGCCGACCAAAGTTTCCCTGCATCGCTCTTCACTCCTGAAATATCCAGTAAATTTGTTGCAAGCGGCGTTGTGGCTGCACCACCATCTGGTGTGTACGTACCAAAAATGCCATTTAATACGGCAATCAGTTCTTTTTGCATATCACGCGCCCAAAAACTTGCGACTAAACTTGCAATGGCTGCCATCGGATCTGAACCGGCAAGAGCCGCGGCAAGGTCTGTACCAGCCCACATTTTAGCCCTCCGGATAATGGCTGCCACATCTTTTTTCGATTCAATTTTATTAGCTTCAAGGTCAGC